TATTAATTCTTGCTAAACAGGGCTTCGAGAGTGAATAAATAGACGTGGCTAACTTTAAAATAATTATTTCAGACAGCACATATGGCTCAAAAGTTTATCCAGCACATTAAGAATAAATCTTATATAGATTTTGTAAAAGAAACTCAAGCTATCCTCGATGCTCAACATGAAAAGCAAGTGCAGGAATTTATTGAAGTTCTTCTTAGAAATGGGTCTCTTGTGAATGACTCAGAGACAACTGAAGTCCATGAAGCTCTTACTCGTAAACATTTTAAACTCGCTGCTGATAGCGTTAAGTCAATTGAAGACAAGCAAAAGCGCAAGGAACTAGCTCAGCATCATGCTGATATATTTACTAAATCCAACCCACGCTTTGACCGTAAAAAGTTTATGCAAGCTGCTGGCGTAGAAGAGCACGAAGAGACCAAAAAATAAACATCTCATTAACTCGCACAGTTTTAAAAAGTAATGTTCAGCTTTGCCTTTGTTTAATAGAATTAAACAATACGGTTTAATTTTGTTTTAAGCAAAAGGTAAAGTATGCCATACATACGCACATCTGAAAGAGAAATCTATAATAAGCAAATATTAAAACTAGCGGAAAAGATTCGCGAAGAAGGGTATAAAAGCGCAAGCTCTTTCACCGGGCAACTCAACTACGTTATAACTCGCCTTATCCTTGAACTTTATGGTCCTTATCTGCCAAATTATGCAGATTTCAATGAAATAATTGGCGTTTTAGAATGTGCCAAATTAGAAATGTATAGACGACACGTCGGCACGTACGAAGACTTGAAAATTCAAGAAAACGGCGATGTAAAGCCATCTGGCACGAAACAATAGCTATAAAATACATTAACACTTAATTATATGTTTCTCTATGACCAATCGAGTTTTGTTTGTTTATGATAATTTGAAAGTTACCCTCAATCCAGGAGATCAGCCATATTACGGCTTTGATATTCTTGTCGGAGAAGCTCAATGTAGTGCGGAAGGCACTTTATACGACCTTGGTTCAGATGCAGGATTCGTACCCCATGGCAAGACGCGAGTAAGGGGGCAAATATGGATTGCCGATACAACAACCCTCATCGAAGAGCTAAAGGAATTTGCATACCCTAAAGGTAATGTTCGCTTAGTCTCCATCCATGTCACAATTACTGAAGAGAATGAAAAACTTGTAATTCCATCACTAACATTTGCGTTAGAGCAAATACCGCGAATGGCCAAGCCGGTGCAGTCAGGCTTTTGGCCAGTTCGCTGTTCTCTTAAAGGTAGTTAAAATATGTGGTCATTGATAATAAAAGGACTAATCCTACTAAAGGACAATTTAGTACCAATTCTTATCTCAATTGGCGTGGGAATCGTTTTGTTTTTCGTTGTTGGCTTTTTTTCATTTCGGCAGAAACTTCATGAAGCTGAACAAAAGCTAACCATGGCAGAAACTCAGATCACTCAGTTGAAAAAGGATATACAGGAGATAACATCTGCACACATAGACCTTTCAAAAGATGCAGAACAGTATAGAAAAAAGAGCCAAGACTTAGAAAGGCGTCTTGAAAGGCGAGGTAAAAAGCCCATTACTGAACTAGCTCGAAAGCGAGCTAAACTTGTAGAAAAAGCAATTAACTCAGGCACAAAAAAAGCTTTAAAATGCATTGAGATTATCAGTAATGGCGGAGCGTGTTAACATATGAAAGCTAAAATATTGAAAATGGGCATTTTATTTGTGTTGTTTACTGGTTGCACTCCGGCGCAGAAGATTGGTAGGTCACCACTCAATTTACCATATCCAGAACCGCTCATTATGAGACCTGTTGAGTGGAGTGTTATTCCAGATAATTTAACAGGCACTCAAAAAGACAAAACAGTCCCATTCATTGCTCTAACCGAAGATGGATATAAAAACTTAGCGGAAAACTTTAGAAATACTACGAATTTTATCGGTCTCCAGCATAAAATCATTGAAAAATATAAAAGCTACTACGAATCTGAAAAATAATACGCGAAGTCTTGATATTAAAAAGCATACTTCGTTAACTTCTATAAATAACGGAATATGCCAAGCGTTACTAAAAAATATTCTGATATAGATTTGTCGTTCACTCCTCATCCTGTAACCGGAGACATTACGGTTTTGCGCGATGCAGAGGCTGTTAAGCGGTCTTTAAGCAATTTAATTTCCATGAATAGATTTGATCGCCCTTTTGAACCGGATCTCGGTACAAATTTACGCGAGCTGCTCTTTGAACCTATAAATCCACTTACAGAAAAATCAATTGATATGCAAATTCGAGGAGCTATTTCTCGATATGAACCCCGCGTTTCAATTACAGATTTGACAATTGAGGGAAGACCAGATGAACACGGCTATTATATAACGTTAAAATTCGTCATAGATTCACTATCCATTTTTGAAACAATTACTGCGTTTTTAGAAAAACTTCGATAAGTTAAAAATAAGCTATGACCACTAACTTTAAAAACCTTGATTACGCTCAAATAAAAACTTCCTTAATAGAGCATTTAAAAACCCTTAAGGAATTTCAAGATTTTGATTTTGAGGCAAGTGGTATTCAGCAGATTTTATCTATTCTTGCGTATAACACGGCATACAATGCTTTTTACTTAAACATGGTCGGTGCTGAGATGTTCTTGGATTCCGCTCAGCTCCGCTCTAGCGTCACATCACGTGCAAAAGCTATAGGATACACACCATCGTCAATTGCAGCAGCCAGAGCCAAGATACGCATAGAAATAGACACTACCACCGGACCAGGACCGGCTAATCCAGCATTCGTGAGATTAAACACAACTGATGAATTTCAATCTTATCTAGATGGAAAGGCTTACTTTTTTACCCCCGAAAGAACATACCTAATTGAGCCGAATGGTAACGGAAAGTACATAGAGGATGTGACACTAATTGAAGGGAAGCGCTTAAAGTACGAATATGTCGTCGATCGAACGTCCCCAGTCAAGCAAAGATTTGAAATTCCCAACAAGAACGTGGATATGACGACTCTTAATGTAAGAGTAAAGGAATCAGTTTCTTCTGCTGCTATTACTGTATTTTCAAAATCAGGAAACATCAATTTGCTTGATTCCAGCTCGCTTGTATATTTCACCCAAGAGAATGAAAATGGGCTCTACGAAGTTTATTTTGGCGAAGATGTACTCGGAGTTCAGCCTAAAAGCGGAAATATCGTGATACTAGAATACGTTGTAAGCAGTGGTTCCGCTGCCAACGGATTAAAAGTATTCGGAAAAATAAACAAACCGACTGGTTATGATTCGATTAAAATTAGCACACTACAAGCAGCCCAAGGCGGAAAGGAACAAGAAGATATTGATTCTATTAAACTTTTAGCTCCATTGCTTTATGAGTCTCAAGATAGAGCGGTTACCCGAAATGATTATGAGGCATTAATACGGAAAGATAATCCCAACATTCAATTTGTTAGAGTGTGGGGAGGTGAAGAGAACGTTCCGGCAGATTACGGTAGGGTCTATGCGTCGATAAAACCTAAAACTGGAACGAGACTTTCAACAGAAGAGAAAGCTCTTATCGTCAATCGCCTCTTAAAAGAGAGAAACATAGTTTCAGTTGAAGTAAAGATCGTTGACCCAGAATACGTGTTCATGAATCTTACTTCAGTTGTAAATTTCAAATCCAAGAGCACAACGTTAAGAGCAGTAGACATAAAAAAAGCAGTTTACGATGAGATAGTCGCCTATAAAGACTCAGTACTTAATGGATTTGACGCCGATTTTTCACATTCTAAAATGCTTGGTAAAATTGACTCAGTAGATAGGTCTATTGTAGGAAATGTCACGACCATCGATATTAAGAAGCGCATTTATCCGGCCTTTAATTCGCCTTCGCGGTTTGAGATTAATTTCTACAACCCAATCGATCGCGGGGATAGTGCTAATGAAGTCAATTCCGTAACCTCAAGTGGCTATACATATCGCGGTCTCCTTACGTACATTGGCGATGATGGCAAGGGCGCATTATATCTGTATCGAATCGTAGACGGAAAAAAGGTAATTATTCAAAAGGGAATCGGCTCAGTTGATTATGAGAAAGGGCTTGTAGTTATCGATTCTTTAGACGTTCAGGGCATACCAAACGGCGATTTCATCGAAATGACGGCAAAGCCAGTTACGTACGACATTTATACCCCAAGGGAGGCTATTTTGCTTCTGGAGGAATCGGACATTGCAGTTTACGTGAAGGCTATCGATGTATTGGGAGAAAAGGCATAATTAAATGTCAAACATATTTCCAACCAGTTTAAATAATGTTCCTACTGTCGGCACTCCCAATGTAGTCTTGGGGACGCTTTATATTTCAGTCCCCAGCATCGTTCGATTTCCTTCCGTCTCATCTCCTGCTGTAGGGAACATTAATATTAACGGTTTTGGTATAGCCAACGATCAGCAAAAGTTCGGGATACCATCAGCATATTCAACTAGCCAAGTTCCGGAGATTCATAGTCAAGTTGAATTTCTGTTTCCTGAGTTTATACAAGAAGAACACAGGGCATTTATCGCATTTATTCAAGAGTATTACAAATTCATTGAAAAAAGTGAAGGACCACTTCACTTCTTGCGCCGACTTTTGCATCTGCAAAATATAGACCAAACGGCAAGCGATTTGCTCGAATATTTTTATAGAGAGTACGCGCCGACATTTCCTCGGAATACGGTACTATCTCCTGCGATTATTTTCAAAAATATTAAACAATTTTATGTCGCAAAGGGTTCTGAAAAATCGTTTGAATTTCTATTTCGCGTTTTCTTCGGTACCGAGATAGAATTCTACTATCCTCGCCTTGATATACTTCGCTTTTCGGATGGTAAGTGGATTCAAAACAGAACCATTAGAGGTATCTTACTCCAAGGTGAGCCGTCAAAACTGATAGGAAATAGAATCTTCGGCGTGCAAAGCAAAGCAAGCGCCTTTGTCGAGAACGTGTTAATTACACAAGAAGGTTCAATTACAGTTCACGAACTGTTTTTAAACGCATCATCGATTGTGGGTAAATTTGAAATAGATGAAGTCGTAAAAGACGAAAGCGACCAAATAAAATGTCGAGTCTTACCGATGATTTCAGAAATAAAAATAACCTCTCCAGGGCGTGGGTATGAAGCAGGTCAGGAGTTGAGCATAATTGGAGAGGGCTTTAACTGCAAAGCCAGGGTGGGAAAAGTAAGTGAAAGCGGCGGAATCCAATCTGTTGAAATCTATAAATTTGGCGCTGGTTATAAAGCTGAAACCACTTCAGTTGCATTTCCGCAATATGCAAATGTAATTGAGCAGGCTTCGGGGAAACCTACTTTTAATTCAACGGTAAAATACCCAGGATATTTTTTAAACTCGGATGGAACGTTTTCTGATCTTAAATATATTCAAGATAGTTATTATTATCAGCAATTTAGTTATGTTATTCGATCGCCAGAAAGCCGAGACCGATACGAAAGTATTGTCAAGAACCTAGCACATCCGGCAGGATTTATTTTCTTTTCTGAAGTTGTACTGGAAACTAATATCGACGCATCTCCAAATATTCCAGAAGATTTAGACGGTAACATTACAACTAACTTTGAGCGATTTACTGATTATCGATTCGATTTTAACGAATTTCATGTTCCGATAAATGAATATGTATTTCAAGAAGTTCCAACTTCTACTGAGGACACAGATGTTGAGTTCTTTGCCGAGGATGTTACATACGCCGAGCGCAACACGCCTATGGGACCGACTTGGAATGATTGGGAAAAATGGAAGACGGACTATCGCCCAACTCCAATATTCGGACAACCTACTGATGAAATTATACAGCCTGGATACTATTCACTCTACGCAAACACTCCATTAAAGGCTTTTGCTGATGTAAAATTAGCAGATATAGTGTTTAATTCGTTTGCACAAATTGATCACTTACCTGAGACGACGATTACTCAGGAAGTTTAATTTCGGGATCATAATCCAATTGAATTTGTAACGCTCCCGCCTTCTCTATAACGGCATCCAAAGATATTGGGGTGAAATTCCAGCAATCGACTCCCACGTCAAAGGATAAGCCATGTGGTGGCATATTACCGTGACTGTGACCAAAGAGGTGAATTGACCCATGATTCGATCTCAGCCACGTTCGGTGTGCGTAATGGGAAAGAAAAAGCTGAACCTTTTTTCCTTTGTGTTGAGTTTTTAAAACGTGAACATCTTTAATAAATTGAAATCTTTGACTTGCAGGTTCACGAATCGCTGAATCGTCATGATTTCCTTTTATCAGATAGAGTTTGCCGTTAAGTCTTTGCAACACTCGATATAAATAGTCAGGGGAGCCAAACCCGACGTCCCCTAAGTGGTAAACGTGGTCATTTGGCTGAACGACGGAGTTCCAGTTTTCTATGAGAGTTTCATTATGCTCGGCTAAAGATTCAAAAGGTCTGGCGCAATACTTAATTATGTTGCGATGGCCAAAATGAGTGTCTGCTGTAAAGAATATGCAACTTGTCATATGTTTGTTTGCCCAAATGGATCGGAAAAGTGATCGCTAAATCTTAGTTGTTTTACCAATCTATAAAAATGTGGTCATTTCCATAGTAGATGTCACCACCAATATATTTATTGGAGAGCATATACAGCATTACATTTTGCAAAAGTAATGTTGTACATATGATCTCTTCAAATAAGATGTAAAAACGGTCATTGATAGTGAGACCAAGGAAAAACGGAAATATAGACGATATAAATATCACACTGAATCGTTTCAACGGTGCTAAAGAAGAATGACGGCTAAACTTACTCCCAATTTAAGGCTCCGCAATGCACAAGATTTTCTTGAGAATCTTGTAAATCACCCTATCACACCACCTCAAACGGCAGCCGATGGCTCGCATAAAGTGGATAGGAGTCACTATGTTTTTGTAGGTCGAACGAAGGAGTGGCCAACTAACCTTCTAGCGAATCCGGTAGTTTCGGAATATTCGCCCCCTTCACCGCAAAATACCGTCGCAGAAGACCTTGAGACCAGAGATCACATGATTGCTCTAAAGAAAGTTAGAGATGTGGATGCGACTCTTGTTGTTCGTCGCTTTAATTGGGATCAGTCCGGTCAAACGGTGTACGCGCCTTACGACATTTCTGACGCTGAATTGTTCAATCATCCTACTCAGGCTGAAATACAAGCTGCCAACGTAAACGGAACATATAAGGCGGGTAGTCATTATGTTATTACTGAAGATTATCACATTTTTAAATGTCTCTCCAACGGCAATGGAGCCAAAAGTACAGTTAAGCCAACCTTACCGTTAAGTCCACCGTTTACAGTTTCGGGCGTAGATGGTTATGTTTGGAAATATTTGGGAACAGTAACTAACTTCCAGACTCAATATTTCCTCACTAACCAGTGGATTCCTGTAAAAAAACTTATCGACGACAGCGGTACAAATCAGTGGGATGTCCAAGTATCTGCTGTAGATGGTGCCATAGACTCATATTTAATCGCAAATGCAGGTAACGATTATATTAATGTTTATTCTGGCACATTCGATGCTAGTGGCGTTAATACTGCTACATTACCCGAAGGTCCTACTCGCTCTCTCATTGACGATGCGTATAAAAATAGTCTCGTCTGGATTACAGGTGGAACCGGCTTTCCGTCAGGTCCGTTTTTAATTACAAGTTACGTCGCAGCCACAAGGACTATTACAATCAGCGGAACGTGGGGAGTTGATGCAACTACCACATTTGAAATCCTTCCTAGAGCCGTAGTCTCAGGTAATGGCTCAGGCGCAACCGCTAAGGTGCTCGTCGATACTTCAACAAATAAAGTTAAGCAAGTACTCCCAGTAGAGTTTGGTAGCGGTTATAGCAACGCGACGGTTGAAATCTTCGGAGGAACAACAGGAACGCCAGCCACCGTAGTGCCACAAATTCCACCACCTGGCGGTCACGGTTCGGATATTGAGCGAGAATTGAATGCCTGCTTTGTAATGCTAACAGCTCGTCTTCCTTATGATGATGGAACTCAAGATTTCCCACTATCTAACGATTATCGTCAGGTGGGTATTATTCGAGATGTTAAGAAGTTAAACGGAGAACTTGCAAACGCCCAAACGCTAAGAGCGAGTAGGGGAATTAAATTAACAAGTGTTGCCACTGGAGCCGGAGGAGCTTTCCAACCTGATGAATTAATCATAGGAACGAATGGAGTGACGACCGCAAGGGCTCGAATTATAGCAATTGTTAATGGTCCGGGACCAACAGATGCCAGCATTCATTTTTATCAAGACTCTTCAACTGGATATGATTCTTTTGTTGCAGGCATGGCCGTTACTGGGTCAACGACAAATGCAACGGGGAATATTCCTGTAGGCGGGCTAATTGATTCGGAAATACAAAAATTATCTGGAGATATTCTATACATAGATAATAGGCGAGCTGTCTTAAGGGCACCGAATCAAACCGAAATACTTAGAGCTGTTATTAAATTTTAAGTTTTAATATGGTAGATATAAAAAAGCCTCCATATTTTTCAGCCTACGATGAGGCAAAAAAATATTACCGCATTCTTGCTCGACCTGGCAGACCAATACAGGTACGTGAATGGAACGACCTTCAAGAGCAAATTCAAAAACAGATAGAACGAATCGGCGCTCATCTTTTTGAAAACGGTGCTCAAATTCTACCGGGAAGTAAAGAGGGTGTGAAATATGTAAATAACATTGGCTGGATTAAAATTCCAAGAACGGCCAATGCAGATACTGAAGCAGCACTTAAAAATTTGTGGCTCGGTAAAACTATTATTAGCACTTCGGGAAATCTCGGAATAAAGGCTCAAGTTATTGGCTTTAAGGTGCCAGATGAGTCAAACGAAGCCAGACTATTTCTTAATTATTTAAACGCCGATGCAAGTGGAGTGTACACAGCATTCTCGGAAGGGCAGGTTGTAACTACACAAGAAACTAGCCCTATTAGCGCAACCATTGTAGCAAATTACGGCGTTGGTCAAATTTCATCGGTAATTGTTGAAGAAGGGGTTTATTTCTACAACGGGAATTTCATACTCGTCGATCAGCAACAGATTTTTATTGAGCCGGAGAATCCACTAGACCAGACAGCCTGGATAAACAGACCAGCTGCACTTGTAGCCTTAAGAGTGACCGAGAGTATTGTCACGGCGGAGGATGACCCAACTTTATTTGACAATGCATCAGGAACTCCAAATTTTTCAGCTCCAGGAGCGGATCGTCTTGCAATTACGGCCACTCTCATCCAGACGAATTTAGATAATACCGATCCTAATTTGATACCACTGTTAAAGGTAGTGGATGGGACAGTGCAGCAGCGAGTTGTTCGCACAGACTATTCAGTAATCGAGGACACCTTAGCACGACGTACGTTTGATGAATCCGGCGATTACTGTATTAATCCTTTTACGATTTCTATACAAAATTTCCTTCGAATTGGAAATAATGAAGGAGTTCATGTAGAAAAGGAATTCTATTTCGAAACATCTGAAGCAGCCAAGGAAGCGTCAAAAAGACTTTTTAACTTTCCCGATCCTGGCGAATCTTGTAATCATCCAAACGTACCGGGCTTTTTCCTTCCCGCATCTTCTTATAGTCGCTTTTTGCAACTCTGCAATGATAGACTTTCGATACGAGTCGGTCCTGGGAAAGCTTACGTCAAAGGTTACGAGATAGAGAAGATATTCACTAATACCATTGATATAGAAAGAGCGAGAACTCTTAAATATAGAAACAATAAGTCTGTTTTTACACCTCTTGGTACGTTCTTATACGTTACTAACTTATTTGGCACACCCAAGATAGAAGATTATGATTTAATCGAGATTCATTCAAAGTTTGTTACAACAAACGGGGTCAGCCCAGCCTCTAAAATAGGTACAGCTCGCGCACTGGCTCTTGAGTTCTTTAGTGGAGTAAACGGAAGTTCGACGGGAGTCTATCGCCTGTTCCTTTTCGACATTCAAGCCGATGACGGAAAAGATTTAACTCAAGCAAAAAGTCTTTATTCAGGAAGTCCAACTTTCACCTGCAATATTGAACCAGAGTTCTTTAGATTAAATGGCTCAATAACAACCACAAATATCGGCGGTGTGGCAGCTGGCGCAAACACACTTTTAGGAATTGGCACCTCTTGGAAAAACGATCAAACACAGGTTTTGAAGAAAGGTGATTATATTCGCGTTGGGCAGGGAGAGCAAGCAAGACTTTACTCTATCACAGAAGATCCAGATACGGATAACAGTCTCACTGTAGCTCCAAATCCAGCAACCGATGGCCATACATGGCCTGACGGAGCAACGGTTGATTATGTTTTTGCGACGGTCAAGGGAACATCAGAAACTCCATCACTCCTTTATAAGCTTCCTGATGAAATCGTATACACCATTAGAGGAGGGGAGCAAGGAGAGGTTAATCCCGCGATTATTGATACATCTTATGTTTCAAGACGAGTCATCTTGGACGGCACTCCGCCAAATTCTACGGCTAACGGACTTGGAAAACTAACTGCTACGATTGGTGCAGATGAGGAGTTTCAAACATTTTCTGCGTCAGATTATGTTGTTATCGATCAGGATACGGGAGACTATCTTGAGGTTCTTCCATATGTCTCAGGCAACCCAACCACTGGAAAATGTGAAATCCAACCTGTGGGATCGCAGCTTACCATTCACTGCAACGCAGCTCTAGCAGGTCATAATTTTTATGTTATTGCATCCATTAGGCGTAACGGAAATTCTGCCGGTCAGGAACGAGCGAAAACGCTGGTTTCTGGGATTTTTAGCGGTGGAGTCGGAAGCTTTTATAGTGGACCATACGCCGAATCAAATGGAGCCGATGTAAACGTCATATCTCTTGGCAAAGCTGACGTCGTTCGAGTTACAAGAATTGTCGAATCACCAAATTATAATACCACTCCAAGTAATTTAGAAACACTACCAGACGGGCATAAAGATATTACTGGAGCATACATTTTAGATAACGGTCAAAGAGACTACTACTATGATATTGCTCGCATAACTTTAAAGGCAGGCGCAATTAGGCCGAAGGGAAGAGTTAGAGTTGAATTTGAATACTTTACTCACGGTAACACTGGTAATTATTTCTCAGTGGATTCTTATCCGTTTAAGGGATCGAATCCTCAAATGCGATACGAGGATATTCCCTTGTATAATTCCCCAAATGGCGGGCAATATGATTTAGCAAGCTGCTTAGACTTTAGACCTCGCGTTTCTGAGCCTGGTGGGATTGGCGATGGGTTCTCCACGAGTATTGAACCACCTAAAGATTCAGTGCGCTGTGATTATCACTTTTTTGAAGCCAGAATTGATAAACTCTACCTAGACCGAAGCGGTAAGTTTGGTATTAAAAAGGGTGTCCCTGACATCACTCCTGTCACTCCAGGAGAGCCAGATACGGGGATGACTCTATACAAGTTATATTTGCGACCATACACAGCCAACCCCAGCGATTGCGTTCCAGAGTTAATTGATAATCGACGTTATACGATGCGCGATATCGGAAAACTCGAAAAACGTATTAAAAATCTTGAGGATTACACTAGCCTTTCCTTATTAGAAAAGGAAACATCCGATTTACTTATTCCGGACGCAACTGGAAAGAATAAGTTTAAAAATGGATTTATGGTTGATAACTTTAGCGGATTTAAACTGTGCGATCTCGGCAGTTTGGATTTTAGGGCAGCAGTCGATACCGCCTCACGCGAACTGCGACCTATGGCATATCGCGATAACGTTAGAATGTTTGAATTAAATCTACTAGAGCCTAACGAAGTTACGCGACAGAGTAATAGAGCAGCAAACCATTATCAAAAAACAGGTGACATTTATACTCTACCCTATACTGATACAGTCTTAGTCGAGCAAACAAAGGCCAGTAAGGTCTCAAACGTGAATCCATATGCCGTATTCACTTACGTTGGAGTTCTTGACATTAAACCTTGGTCTGACGAATGGAAAGAAGCTGACCAGTGGGCACCTCCACTAAATGTCGTGGACGATTCAGAATTTCAAGCTGTCAATCGCTCATTTGGTCCTCCGGGAACGTCAATTTCTTGGGGAGCTACACTCAACAACTGGACTGGCATTGACATAAACAAAACCAATACGGGACGCGAAAAGCTAATTACCGCAGGCCATGCTGATGTGGCAAGAGTAAGGAAGATTGCTGAAGAAAAAACCAGAGATAACAAAAATGAAAATAGAAACAACCCAGAGCAAGGAAAGAAGGGTTCTTCGGGAAGCAGTACAATAAGAGGTCCAGGAAAGCCAGCACAAAACTCTTCCAGTAAGGGAGGAAGGCAGCAAGTTGGCGGCCATAGAGGTGGAAAAAATAGAAAATAAATTAGTATATGGCTAATACGAGAAATTCAAACAGAAATAACAGAAGTAAAGCGGCAAAGGCAAAGGCTCCGCAATCTGTTAAGAATGCTCTGGACGACATTCGCAATGAGGTGAACATTAAAGCTCCACCCGGATATGTGAATGAGGGGCAAAAGGTAAATGTTGATGATATCAGCGTTGTCAGCCCAGAAGTAAGAACCACAGTCGGGCTTTCGGGAAATGAAATTCAAGTTGGAGTTCAAACTTCCATTCAAGATTTAGGATATACTACTCCAGTAAATCTTGGTGATCGAATTACTGATATCTCTTTAGCCAATTACATGCGCTCAAGAGATATAACCTTCACAGGAAAGGCTTTCATGCCAGGAAGCCGTTTATATCCTTTTTTTGATGACGTTGATGTAAGCGATTATTGTAAACCTGATGGTGGAGATTACGGCGATCCTCTTATTTGTAATTCGAAAGGGCAAGTAAGTGGAACGTTTACGATTCCCAATGAGCCGGAAAGTGGAATTAGATTCAAGACCGGAACTGTTACATTTCGTCTTACCACCTCTCCTACAAATCAGCAGTTTCCTCCACCTGCATCTTTTGCTGATGCGAAATATATGGCGACCGGATGGGTTGCGACAAAGCAAGCTACTACATACTCCACCAGAGCGTTCAAATACGACATCAAATCAGTTTCTAAGGTGGGCAATTCAATTGAAAAAACTGACTCCGTAGATGCCTTTGAGGGAGTTTGTCCACGAGACCCTATATCGCAAAGTTTTTTCATTTACGATCAAGGTGGCTGTCATATTACAGCAATTGATGTTTTCTTTTACAAAAAGCCAGACGACCCAGCAAAACCACAGCCTCCCGTCATCTTGCAGTTAAGAGCCTTAGATGATGGCGGTAACCCATCATCTAAAATTCTCCCACTAGGTGAGGTCGTAAAGGAATCTGAGGAAATTGTCATTAATAAAATTGATTTAAATGCCGGAACACTAACCGTTACGGGAAACCCCAGCGGGACGGCTGGAGTGGATGTTGGTCCGTGGACTTCGACGACAGAGGTTAGAAATAAATCCGGAGTAACGATACCGAATGGAACTCCGATTTCCATGTACGTTGCCGGATTTAATCCTACAGATCATATGATTCCAACGCGGTTTCGCTTTGAATCGCCCATTCCCGTATTACAAAATACCAGCTACTGTTTTGTAATTTTATCAGACAGCAATGAGTATAACGTGTGGGTTTCGCAATCCGGTCCCGATGTTACGGGGCGCGAGGGTGTAGATGCTTTTCGAGCATCAGGAGAAATCAATACTAACATCGGAACTAACGATCCTATTCAAAAAGACCCGTACGTTCAGGGAGTATTTTTCAAATCACAAAACGGTATCTCTTGGACTGCTGACCAGACTATTGACATAAAATTTGCAATTTATAAGGCAAAATATGACATTTCACGTAAGGGTGAAATCGATTTTGTTAATGAAACGCTACCATTAAAAACACTGCCTCTTGACCCTTTTATAGTTCAGCAAGACTCATCTGTTGTTAGAGTGCTTCATGCCAATCATGGGATGCCGATTAGTAGCAGAGTGGTGTTTGCCGGTGTAAGTGGGCAATCAAATGGGATTCCTCTTTCTACGTTCAATAGAGCCGAGGGATTTACAATTATTCAATCTGAACTTGATTATTATGTAATTGATGTTGGCGTAAATGCCACTACTTCCGGAAAAATTGGCGGTAGTGCGGTGAAAGCAACCGAAAATAAACGATTTGAAGAACTACTGTTCCTTACGACTCAACTGGAACTACCAGAGACTGATATTACGTGGAATATTCAAACCACATCTAGCCAAGGAGCTAACGAATCAATCAACATACCTTATCTAGTACAGCCAAGACGAAATATATCCCCAAATACTAACATCATATTTGATAAGCCTATGCATATTTCGTCGTCTATCAATGAAAATAACTCATTAGATACGCCGACTGGACCATCTACAGTATTGACAACTGGACTAGGAGATAAGAAATCACTTCAAATACGAGCAATATTAGCTAGTTCAAATGCTAATTTGTCTCCTATTATAGATACATCACGCTTTAGTGTCACGCTAACTGATAATCGTATTGATAATCCAAGCGGTACTATTCCTTTAGGTTCTACCATTGATCCAAATACTGTAATAAATGGTGTTTGGGATAATTTTCAGTGCGTACCGACGAATGATAATCCCGCAGTTGCAAGCACCGCCAATAAAATTCATTTCAGTACTTCCACTGGAGCCTTAACGGGCACCAATTTTGTAAGCAGCGGAACGACAGTCACGGGAACTGGAAGTAGGTTCATCGCAGAACTTTCAATAGGGGATATAATTAAAGACCCATTGAGCGGAGAGGAAAGAACGGTCATTTCTATTTTATCAAATACTTCCTTACAGACTGATATTGCTTTTAATCCGGCGCTTGGCACGACGACGCTTCTAACAGAGCCACCGCCATTAAAAATTAAAACAGCCGATGATAATGTCGCTCTGCATCTCTCAAAACTAGACGTTGGAAAATTAGTTTCCATAAACGCAGGAGTAGGAACAGATCGTACATTCGCGGATCAATACATTTTAGAGGTAAACTATACTCCGAATAATACCGTGGTCGATTCTGATTTATCAGCTCCAGTGAAATGTGAAGTTGTTATCGATTATAGACCAAAGACTGCGGCAGGCATTTCTTCAGAAAACGTCACAATTATTCAAAAAGATCGATACATCGATGAGATAGCTCCGAGTGGGGGAAGCTGTTCAGCAAAATATGTTTCTAAAACTTTACTCCTTGCACAATCAGCTAATTCTTTAAAAGTTATGTTTGATTGTAACCGACATGAAAGCAATCAAGTAGACTTGTACTATAAACTTTCCTTGGTGGACGATAAGGCACGTCTTGACGATACAAACTGGACTCTGGCTGAGTTCAACTTAGAGCAAAACGGGCAACTAGTACCAACTACACCACTTCCAAATGATGACCCAGATGAGTTTAGTGCATACGAAGCTAACCTAATAGATTTACCACAATTTAATGGTGTACAAATTAAAATTGTAATGCGAGGTGGTAATCCGGCAAGAGTGCCGCGAATTAAGAATTTAAGAATAATTGCTTTGGATGAATAACTATGAATTCATTTTTAAAAGTAAAAGATCATCCTGGTTTGATAAGAGATATGAATTCTCAAGGTATCGTAAATGTTGATAGTAACAAATACAATGCTCATAAACTTCAAAAGCAATCTGTAGAACAGCAAAAGCGAAAAGAGCAATTGCGTGAAGATAAAATAAATAAACTCGAAGATGATGTTATTCAGCTAAAAGAAAGCATTAATGAAATTCTAGCAATTTTGAGGAATAAGTAATGAGTATCCCGCAAGTCGATATCAACAGTTTTACAATCGCTACACAAGTTGAAACGATCAATGAAATTGCACAATTGGAAGGAGACTTGGAAACATTAGAGACGGATGCCAAGGATAATTTAGTTGCTGCAATTAATGAAATTCGCTCTTCACTCGCCGGTCTTAAGCGATCAATTCTAACCTACGCAATTGCAATGAGCTAAAATGGGTAATTCATTATTTAAAAACGCAATTAAACCATCTGTTGGGAACAGCTTTCAGACGCTGTATAGTGCCCCAGCAGGTCAGGGGAGCCTCCTTTTACAGCTAAACGGCTCAGTGGTAGGGGCTGCTGCTTTGGTCGGTTCAGCTCGTATCTTTGATGCCTCAGAGGGAACGTACTCATACCTCATTAAGAAAGCGCCAATTCCCACTGGTGATGCTATTAGATTGATCGATCAAGCGAAGGTTGTGCTCGAATCTGAAGATCGCATTGAGATAATGTGCGAATCTCCATCAGAGACAATTGATTTTATTGGATCTCTCATTGAGGATATCAACGATAATTCATTTGGAAAGTTTTTAGGAAGTTACAAAAACGCTATTAAACCCGATGTTGGTAATAGCTGGACTACACTTTATCAAGCTCCAGCAGACAAGACTACTTTTGTTCTGCAAATAAATGCTGCCAATAAATCCGAGAGTGGTGTTCAGGTATCGGTGAGACTTTGGGACGATTCAGCCGGATTGTATGCGTCGGTTCTTGATTCTGCACCAGTACCAGTTGCAGATGCTATCCGCCTCATCGATCATGCTAAAATTGTATTGGAAGGAAATGATAGACTTGAAGTTAAGTGCAACACTTTAGGTGAAGCAGTTGATTTAGTAGGAAGTTTAATTGAAGACGTAAACCAGATTTAATATGAGTTATATTCGCGGGGCATTGCCTTTTCTCATTTATAATCCGAATACACGAGATGATATCGTGCCCAACGGATCGTCATCAAGCTTTGAGCTTTCTCAGGAAGTTCCGGGTGGATATGAAAATAATGTTCAAGTTATTAGGCGTGAGTTTAAGTCTGACGTCTTAGTGCAGTCATGTTCATCAATTGCATTTGATGGGCTGTTAAGTCAAATAAGCTGTTCTGAATCTTCCATAGCAGCAGCACTTTCCTTAGTGCAAGTGGGAGATGTGGTAAGAGTTCAAGGCGCAACTAACGCAGCCAATAACGGTGACCTTTTAATTACAGCAGTCACGTACAACGGTCAAAATATTGTCATAACAGTTGATGATACTGGTTTAATTACTGAATCCGCAGGGTCTTTGGTAACTCTTACTCGTCGGTTTGTTGGGTCATGGGAGATTCTTGAGCCTGAAATTGACTATGTAATTGGCGGAACCGGCAATCAAGTTAATAAAATAATCACATTTTCAAAAATACCTCAAGAAACTGATGTTATTTACGTTATTCATCGAGGGGAAGCCACATACAACTTTGTTCCAACTGAAAAAACAGTAGGTCCTGAGCAACTTCAAGAAAACCTCAGAAATTTCAAAGTTGATATTTTTACAGGAGACGGTTCGTCAACTGATTTTAATTTGAGTCAGTTTGCAGTAAATGCCCGAACTCTTGAGCTTTCCGTCGATGGTTTCGTCAAATATGGTAGTGATGTTGACGCTGCATTCGTCGGAGATTTTGAGTTATTGAGCGACGGTACTACGATTCGTTTCGCGAGCCCGCCATCTAATGGTGCTAAGATTTATGTAAGACATTTAGGATTTAGTACAGTTTCTCGAAGGCAGGCGCTTTCCCCATCACAAATCGGTAGCGTAGCACCCGGATCAATCAATACGGTTCATCTAGCAAATAACGCGGTTACTTCTTCTAAAATAGCTGATGGCGCAGTAACTAATACTAAAATACAAGATGGAGCTGTTAGTGGTTCAAAGATTTTACTTAATAATAATGAATCTTTAAACTGGAAAAGTGCTGTATCTCCGTTTAGCGCAACATCAGTTTTACGATTAGATGCGACGAACAATGCAATCTTAAGAGCAGTTGGCGGCAAAGTATCCGTTAATTTGTCAGACACGAAGCTCATAGAATTTAGCTCAAGCTCCATTAAAGACGCAAGCGCATCGGGACAAGTTGATTTAGGCTCATCTGCAAATAAATTCAAAGACGCATTTCTTTCTGGTCAGATATCCTCGGCTACCGCTTCAGTAAGTGGAAATGCAAGTGTGGGTGGCGATCTAAGCGTCACTGGAAATATTATCGTTGACGGTAACGTTGATGGCGTTGATGTGTCAGCACTTCAGGCTCAGGTGAACGCACTTGCAGCTCTGGTTGCTCAAAATAGTGCAGCCGGAACTATTACACTTTGGGCTAGAGATACAGGGGCTCCAGCTGGATATCTTCTCTGTGATGGTGGTTCGTACTCAACATCAGTATATCCTAATTTATTTGCAGCCATAGGGTACACTTTTGGGGGGTCAGGTGCCACATTTAGTGTTCCAGATTTTAGAGGCCGTTTTCCGTTAGGTAAAGCATCTTCCGGTACGGGTTCTGGTTGGGGAACTGGTCCGTCAGCGAGAGGTGGCTCTTTAGACCACACTCACACCACACCAGCACACACCCACGGACTGGCGAATCACGTCCACACAATTCCATCACATTACCATGCGATGATTTTTAATAATAGCACCTTAGCTATTAATCCTTCGGGCGATCATCAAACGTCACTTAACCACGACCACGGCACATATACGACTCCTGCTGGAGAGGGTTTGCATGAGCATAATTTAAACATTGCAACCGGAGCAGTTACAAGTTCTAATGGAGCACATTCTCACGGGTTTTCACTGAGTGCAGCAACTGCGAGTCTCAATCACCGGCATTATATAAATTTTAATACATCAACAGAAAGTGCTACTCACACGCATCCCGGTACGACGGACTCATCTGGAACTCATGACCATGATATCAGCGCATTACAGGGAACCGACGTATCAGACGGTAATAGCAATAGAGCGTTTTCAGCAACTAATACAAGTTTTACCCATACACGTAATACCTCCAGCGCGGGAAATCACACTCACTCATTTACAACAGGAAATAACTCCCAATTTCACGTTCATGCAGTTACAGGAAACAGTGATTTTACAGATGTAAGTCACGGCCACAGCATTACGGGTTCAATTAATGATGCAGGAGCCCACACACATTCAGTCGTAGGTCGAATATTCAATTACGAATCAAATCACCAACACACCGTAGATCTGCCTGAATTTACCGGATTATCGGGAAGTAACGGTACGCATAGACATTTTGCAGGTGATTTTTCTGGTGCGATAGGAAATGTTTCAAGTGGAAGTGATGGAAATGCTGGTTTTAATTCAGGTCCTCCTTCTCCAAACTCAACAGATTCTGGCGGTGCCTTGAATACTGGACAATCAAATCCTGCATTTCAGACGATTAACTTTATCATTAAAACGTAAGGGGGCATATGTCGTATATCAGCAGAGGCAACCCTTACGGGTTTTTTGAAAAGCAAACATTTTCTCCAGATGGAATTCTCGACACTTTTACATTAAATTATCGTCCGGGTCAAAGTGGCGCTCTATTAGTAGTTTATGGTGGTGCTATCCAAGAACCAGGGACTTCTTACATTTTAATAGACGGTGGCAGAAAGATAAAATTCACCTTCATACCAGAAGCTGGGCAACTTTTATATGTACTATATCTAGGTAGAGAACTTTCGATACCCACAGTTTCGGGCAATTACCCTATTCATGAAACTGCGATAGGTGATGGACTCAATACACACTTTACTTTACCTGTAACACCAGCTGAAGCCGCTTTAATGGTTTACATAGACGGGATATTAAAAGGATTCGGCGAACATTGGACTCTTGTGGGTAACCAAGTTGCTTTCATAACTCCACCTTTAGTTGGCGCGAAAATTGATTTTTACATTCATGGCGTAGAAAGACTTGATGTAAGTACGGTTGACGACGGTTCGATTACAGCATCTAAGTTAAATCTTTTCTATCTACCGTTTACACCAAGTATCATTACCTTCAACGGAATGAATCACACAACTCCAAGTTTTACTGTTTCAAAATTTTTACCTCTCGGCAATTTTGTCAAATTGCGATTATTGTTTAGCACTACATTTTCTGACGTTCCTCATAATACTGTGCGGTTTACGTTGCCTCCAGGTTATGAAAATGACGGCTCTGGGCTTGTATCAGGTAGTGTAACATTGTCTAATTCTAGCACTCTAGAAACAGGTATTTTGCGTTGGGGTAGTTTAAATTCAATTGATATTAAACGTCAAAATAACATCGATTATACGGTAGGGGATGCGTGGACGTTTGAAATCGCTCTGGATTATGATTTGGGGTAATTTGTCATATCACAACGACTCTTGTCTCTGTAACAGCGAAAATAATAGTTGCGTATATTAAAATATTAAGTTTTTAAAAGAAAATCTTCAGTCGGTGGGCTTTCTCTTTTATTTCAACAGTTTAAAGTTTAAAATTATATATCGTCTGACTTATAAATAGTCAAAAACTAGGTCTAACATTTTAACATTAATTATTATGGGCGCTACGCAAATTACCGGAACACAGATAAGGGACGGCTCGGTACAAAGAAAAGACCTCGATGTTACTACGACGGGGCAGGCCGTTATAAGAAAAGTAATCGCAGGAAGTGGAATTAGTCTTTCTTGGACTGGCGTAGATGCGGGAACGGGGGATGTTACAATTAGCTCTACCGGAGGCGGTGGTGGAGGTTCGGGAATATCAACTCTTAACACTTTAACCGATTCAATTCAGACATTTGCGGTCGGTAATTCTGGTACAGACTTTGCCATTTCTAGTTCTGGTTCAGTTCATACGTTTAACTTACCCGACGCTTCGGCTACGGCTAGAGGTTTAATTAGCACAGGAACGCAGGTAATTGCAGGTAGTAAAGACTTCACAGCAAATGCTAGACCTACAGTGAGTGGCAATTACTATCGATTTGGCGTAAACGCTTACCCGGACATAACCGCAAATACAACTCGATACAATAAGATTATTGAATTGGAAGGCTCTAATCCCTTAATATCAGCAGGTGTAACTGATTCGGGATATAGAATAGCATTAGGAATCGAAAATTATTTCGATCATGTTGGATTCGCTGGAACTTTAAATGAAAGCACTGGTATTTGGGCTAGAGTCGGAACAGACACGGCGTCGCCGACGGGTACGATCACTAATGTATATGCCGTAAAAGCTCAAATTCTTAAAGGAGCTAACGCAACACATACAAATGCTTTTGGGTTCTATGAATACAGCCAAGACTCAAACAGTAAAAACTATATGCAGAGTCCTCTAGGACTCAACACGACAAGTGTGTCTGCACAATTGCATGTGCAAACGAATGGCGCTGCACAAAGGGGCATACTTGTTCGAGGTTCTGCTTCGCAAACAGAAAACCTTCTTGAAATTCAAAATAATAGCTCAACGACCCTTTTTGCTGTTGACTCCTCCGGTACATTAACAGCCGGAACTATACCAGCAGCCAGAATAACGGGATTATCGACCGGAATTACGAGTTTAAACGCACTCACCGAAGTAACACAGACTTTTGCAACAGGCACAGCAGGGGCAGACTTCGCAATCTCCAGCTCTGGCTCAACGCATACATTTAATCTTCCCGACGCATCGGCGAGTAATAGAGGCTTAGTTACTACAGGATCCCAAACATTTGCCGGTGTTAAAACTTTTAACTCTGGAATAAGCATTGGTGCTGACTCTAATTTGGGCGGCTTTAAGCTCACTAACGTAGGCACTCCCGTATCAGCTAATGATGTCGCCACGAAAGCATACGTAGACTCAATCACGTTCCCGATGGATGTTAAAAATTCCTGTAGAGTCGGAACAACTGCCAATATTACCCTTTCTGGTACGCAAACCATTGACGGCATTTCGGTTGTTGCTGGTGATCGAGTATTAGTAAAAAATCAAACAACTGGATCACAAAACGGCATTTATGTTGTTGCTTCAGGCGCGTGGTCTCGCTCATCAGACGCAGACTCTAGCGCAAAGGTTACTGCTAATATGTTTGTGTTTGTTTCCGAAGGTTCAACCCAAGCAGATACTCAATGGGTTTTGACAACTAACGATACTATCACACTTGACACAACTGCTTTAAATTTTGTGCAATTTGGCTCTTCGCCTGGTACTGGCATTAATACACTGAATGGTTTGTCGACTACATCTCAAACGTTTGCGGTTGGAACATCAGGGACAGATTTTTCTATTTCCAGCTCTGGCTCAACGCATACATTTAATCTTCCTGACGCATCAGCGAGTAATAGAGGATTGATCACTACAGGAACCCAAACATTCGCCGGTACTAAAACGTTTAGTAGTAGTGATACATTTTTCCAAAATATTAGAGTAGGCACTATTTATCCGAGAAGCGGGGAAAATAACATCACGCTACTAACAAGCAGCAGTGGTACTCTGTTTCTAAATGGTGGCACTCGTATTAACTTTGCATCCCAAAGTTTCGATTGGTCCATTAACGCCTTCACGCGCATGCAATTTACTAATAATAGCTATTTACAAATTGGAAATCTAGGTGCTGCTCCCGGTGGAGGCTGGAATGCTCATTTACAAATAGCTTCACTTTCGGCAACAAATCGCGGTCTCGTAATTCAAGGCGCTTCGTCTCAAAGTGCAAATTTAATTGAGCTTCAAACTCATGCTTCAGCAACTGTCTTTTCTGTGAACCCATCCGGGGTTACGACAATGGCAGAAGCAGTATGTAATACTATCAAAAATACTGGTAGCAATAATTTAGCTCTAACGACAACAAATGCACAAGATATTAACTTTAATACAAATAATACGGCAAGGTGGACTATAAGCAGTAGTGGTCTTCTGTATAATAATACCAGTACAGCAAACCTTTCAATTATTGGCGATGCAGTTGGGCATGATACTGCCAATTATGCACCACTCGGAGTTACGAGATCAGATACTTTAAACGATTTAACTTACATAGCATTTACTCGCTCCGGTAATGCCGTCTGGGGAATTGGATACGGCACCGGAAACGAAAGAGTGCTATGCGGAGGAGTTGCTTCGGGTAAATCGTTTCACTCAAAGGATTTCACTTATAATCCTGGAATTAACAATGGCGAATTTAGAACAAAAGGTGACGCCTTTGCATTAAACATTAATGGCAGTGGAGATCGAAATACTTTTATCGATTTTTATAGTCGAAGTGGTGTTAATTATTATGATGCAAGAATAATTAGAAGACCAGGCGCAACTGCGAATTTTGAGATAATCAATAACAGTGGTGGAATAACATTCTATACAAATGATCTATTACGATGGACTATTAATTCTTCTGGCACGTTGACGTCATCCTCTGGTATCGGAATTTCATGTGCTGCGATTCAATGCTCTTCGGTGGAAGCTACCGGAGGAGCAACATTCGGAGATGTTATCACTGTCAATAACTCGATTAGAGTCTACGGAATAAGAACGAGAAGTGGCTTTAGTGGGAGTTGGGGTAATAACCAGTTTAATATAGACTGGACTGGCAGTGCTCAATTATGGATTGATGGTACTAACGTCGGAACTATTCAAATTGTATCAGACTACAGAGTAAAGAAAAATGTAGTCACGCAAACCGAAAATGCAATTGATAGAATTAAACAAATCAGACCAGTTACTTATCAAAGGGCAAATTACGGAGATATCTTTTTTGAGTCTGAGGAAATACGTGAAGGATTCGTCGCACACGAATTAGCAGAAATAATTCCAAGCGCCGTAGAAGGTGAAAAAGATGCACCAAATCAAATACAATCGTTGAAACTCGATGCGCTGTGTTCGGTTCTGGTAAAAGCAGTACAGGAATTAACCTCAAAGGTAGAGCAGTTAGAAGAGCGTTTAAGTGTACTAGAGGGTAATAACGAATAAGGTAATTTTCGGTGATATAAATATCCTGTAATAATCTCATTACGAGAAGCATTGAATATTTTAATGATTTTAACGGAGATTTTAAATGAGCGAGCAAGCAGAGAAAAAGGAAATTACTTTACCGGAAGTTTCAAAAGCTATTGAAATTGTTGGAGTTTTACTCAATCAAATTACCATTCCAGCAAATCGTGCTCAAGAGTTTGCTCTTTTGACTTCAACTTTAGGTGAACTTAAAGCTTTCGTTGATGGTAAAATCAATGAAAATGCACCTGAAGTTGCGGAGGAAGTGATCAATACTCCTGAGTCTTAACATATCGGACACTTCATCGTTCCAAAGCGTTTAAGCATAAATAAAAAACACTTTATTAACTTAAACGCGAAAGCATAAATAGAGATGTTATTAAGTGAGACTTTTCAGATGATACTTAAAGAAGCACAAGACGTTACCCCAATTCATAGTGATGTTGATATCGATTCATCGGTAAAAGCAATTCGCGTGGGTCATAGCGGAGATCTTGTGGTTCTTTTATCAAAAGATAGCACTCCAGTCACATTAGAAAACGTCGGTCCAAACGACCCGATTTTACAGTTTATAAGAATAAAGAAGATTTTCAAAGCAGGAACAACTGCGAAAAATATTATTGCTTTAAAGTAACAGTAAAATCAAGTGAGTGGTGCTTAAAATCATCTGAAGCAAAAACTAAGTGTGAGAGGAACGAAATGCTTCAGCCCCCAGTGACAGATGTTGTTTGTAAGGAAAGTGTGGGAATTTGGTCTCATCTGCATACATTTGCAATATCGACGATTGCTGTGTTTGCGCCATTAAAGAGCGTAATGTTTGCTCTTTTATTTCTCGTCTCAGTCGATGTTATCACCGGCATTTGGGCTGCAATTGTTACAAATAAACCTCTTACCTCTCGAAGACTTGCCCGTACAATAGTAAAAACGTTTGTTTATCTTACCACTATTTGCGTAGTTCATGTGGCAAACAAATACTTACTCTCGGCTGGAGAATTTAGTCTACCTTTGGACACGCTCATCGTCGGTTTTATTGCTCTCACTGAACTAAAATCAATACTTGAAAATCTGCAAAAAATTCAGAAACAACCTCTTCTTCAATTTGTAATTGATAGAATCGCGTCTGATTCTTCAAGGGCGCTTGAGCAAATAGAACCCGAAGACAAACCTGAGATACAGCCTAAGACAAAGCCTAAGACACCAAAGGAGAAAAAAGGTGGCACTTCCAACCGACAGAAATAGTTTAATTAAATTCTGTCTTCAGGAACTCGGCGCTCCAGTCATTCAAATAAACCTTGATGAGGAGCAAATTGAGAATCAGGTAGACAAGGCTTTAGAACTCTTTAAAGAGTACCACATTGATGGTACAGCCATCTACTATAAAGCTTTCAAGGCTGAGGGCTCTAAGCTAAAACTTGCCGCAACACCCCCAAATGACTTTCAATATCGAGAAATCGTTCAAGGCTCAACGTCCGGTGCTCAAGGGCGAGTAGAAGCGTACGATAAGGCAAATAAAGAAATCACCTTTATATTTCCAGATCGCATATCCCCTAAGCATTTCGTAAATGGTGAGATTATTACAGGTAATCAATCGGGAGTAAATGCAACACTTGCCTCTAATGAGGCACAAATACTTGGTAGTATTGATAAGAAATATCTCGACCTTCCTGACTCCGTTATAGGAATCATTGATGTTTTAAAATCTAGAAGCACTTTCGGTTCACACCCGATTAACCCATTTGATTTACAATATCAACTTGCACAGCAAGTGACTATTCATACATTTTTAAATGCTGATGTCGTTACGTACTACATGTATCAGCAAGATATATCACTTTGGGATCAGTTATTTACAGGAGTCAATCCTCATTGGCATTCACGCAAAGAAAACCGCCTTTATATACACACCAATTGGACTGAAGAATATAAAATTGGTCAATACATCGTCGTCAAATTTTGGGGAGCTGTAAAACCAGAAGACTTCCCTAAAGTGTACGGCGATAAATGGATTAGAAAATACCTAACGGCACTGCTTCAGGTTCAGTGGGGGCGAAATCTCACCAAGTTTACTAATGTGGCTCTACCGGGTGGTATTACGCTAAATGGGGAACAGATTCTTCTCTCCGGTGAAAAGGCTAAGGAGGAAGCTGAAATCGAATTGCGCTCGACTTACGAAATGAGAACCCCATTTAAAATTGGGTAAGAGTTTCGCATGACAGCAAACAAATATTTCAATCTTTTTAAGAATAAAAGCGAGCAAAGCTTACTTGATAGTCTCATGAACGAGACTATTGCCATTCATGGAATGAACTGTATATACATTAAACGTTCCGGTCCTGTTGATCTCTTCTACGGCGAAGACCCTCTAGCAAAATTTACCAAATGGTTTGAAATGGTTGCCTACATAAAAAATGTAGATGGCTTTAGTGGTAGGGCAATGATGCAGAAGTGGGGCATCACGATGGAGCAATCCATTACAATTCAAATAGGTAAAACTGAATTTACTAGACAAGTTGGTACCGAGCTAGATCCCGTAAATAGGCCACGCGAGGGTGACTTATTATATTTCCCGTATGGTTTACCGGGTCAGTATCTCCTTGAAATTAAATATGTAACCGACAACGTACCGTTTGTTGAACTTGGGCGAGATTACCTTTACGAAATTGATTGTCGCATGTTCACGTACAGCAATGAGGACTTAGACACTGGCATCTCTGAAATTGATAATATCGAAGATGAAATCAAGCAGGGCATTGAAGTTGACCTTGGAAGCGGTACGGGGCAATTTGTTAAGAATGAAATAGTCTATCAAGGCTCCTCGTTTGCTAATTCAAAATTTAGAGCTGTTGTTAAGAATATCGACGGCTCAACCTTACACCTTTCAAACATAACCGGAACTCTGAACGAGAGTCTTCCACTGAAGGGTAACACATCGAATGCCAGCAGAGCCGTTGGAGGAGACCAACAAGACATCATCAATGATGCCTCAGCTCAAAACAAAATTATTCAAACAAAATCTGAGAATGTCGTAATAAAGAATTCGAGGAATCCTTTCGATAAGGGTAAGTTCTAATGTTTACACACTTTTATCATGGGACACTAGAAAAGGTTACAAAAGCGTTCGGTACGCTCTTTAATCGTATCTTTGTGGTCAAATATGATGAAAGCGGAGAGGAGATTGAAAGAAACTTAGTACCCATAAACTATGCCACTAGACACGCCTATATTGCTCGTCTGGAGTCGCAACCCGACCTTGAAGACTCACTCTACGTCGAGGCTAAGTTCCCACGTCTTGCATATGAAATCGTAGCCATTACGTACGATGGAAATAGGAAGCTAAACACAATCCATCGAAATGCTGGAAGTGTGAATCCAGATGGCAGTCGTAATGTTGCTTACAATTCAGTAGCTTATAATATTGATTTCGTGCTGACTATAATTGCTAAACATGTGGTCGACGCAAATCAAATCTTAGAGCAGATTCTTCCTTACTTCACGCCCTCTTATACCATAAAAATCAATTCGATACCTGAAATGGGCTACGAAGAAAACGTCACCATCGAACTTAACGGAATCGGTATATCAGATAACTACCAAGATGAACTCAACGTTCAGCAGCGACAAGTTCGCTACGAATTAAGTTTTACGGCTAAAGCATGTTTTCATGGACCAGTCGAAACTGCTAAAATCATTAAGAAAGTACAGGTTGATATCTCGACGCCGAGAGATTTCGACGAAGCTATTCTCGAAAAAACGCCAAGAAAGGCCAGAGCCACTATAGAGACCGACCCACCCGATGCTGATCCTGGAGATGATTTTGGATACACGGAAACATGGCAAGAGTTTAATGACAACAAAAAGTATAATCCTGTAACCGGCACAGACGAAGAGATCACTTAGAAGGTAATGTTATCTGAAAGGATGCTTTTGTTACATTTATTCTACGTATTGTAGTTTAAATTAATAAAGCATCCTATGAGTAAGAAGAAAACAAATCTTGAAACACTTGAAGCAAAGCTAACACAGCACCTCCAAGCACTAGAAGCCATGTTTCCGAAAGGTATAAACATTTCAATTATCGGAACCGATACAACTGGCGCTCAACGTGAATTTGTAATCAGTTCAGAGACTCCAGCTAATCTCATTAGCGCACTAAAGCGAACTACAAAGCGAATAGCTCAAGAGGATAAAGAACAAAAGGGTAAAAGACTATAAGCCAGATTAAATCCGATTTAAAAATCCTTTAATAAAGGATATTTGCATTAAATCAATGGCACCACTTCGACTTTCATTCATACCAGCCTCTATAAGATTAACTACAAGTGTCAAACCTACGCTAAGTATAATCAAAGAGACTGTTATGAAATGTTTAAATAATGCCCTCGAAGGGGTAATAGGGGTATTCTTCTGTATTCTGAATAGGGGAGTTTTATGTCCCCCATTACTATGCCGAAATATTATAAATTCCCCTGCACGAGTCTGAGACATCGAAACAGTTGAACCTCGGCGAACTTGTTCATCCAGAAGCTGATTTGCCACGCTATACGCATCGCCCATCACCTCAGCGACGATTTCTCCAGTTTGGGGATCAATTACATATATCATAATTTTATTATATCACGCCCCTCGTAAGACTTCAAACATTATTTATCGCAACATCAAAAAAAGTAAATGTGAGCCTATGCTCCAAAGTTTTACAATCAAATTCATGAAATACTACAGAATCGGCCAGCTACCAAAACATCTTTATCTTTATGTCGATACACATTTCACTCATAAAGAGTCTATAGGATATCAGCCATGTATTTGGTTCGGCCTTGTCTCATACCCATCAAGAGCATGGGGCGCTAATCTACTACTAGAAAGCGGTGCCATATATCGGAATGTTCCACTTCATGCTCTATCTTACATCAAAGAAGCTAACCCATGGTCATTAGAAAAAGCTCAGCTTTACAATTGCTATTCTGACCAGTTTACAATCCTCGAATACGACTACCTCTCAGGTATGAAGTGTGCTGTCAAAATAACAAACAATGCCCTTTGTCCTATGCTCATCGGCCATTATCTTTTCACCGTAGCACCACTGCACGACGGCTTCTCCGATGAGCCAGAACAAAATAAAGAATTAAAATTCATCGCACTAGAAAATGGTAGAATAACAGTTCAGCCGACTAATTACTTGAAATTTGAAGATGTAAGCTTCACCTCAAAGATAAAAGATGATGTCACTCTACCAAAAGGGCTGAAATGCCAAAAGGAAATCTATCGAGCAGACGAAGGACTATAATGTGATATACTTTAATTAATTGTATGAATATATTCTATCTAAGCAGTAACCCCGAAACCTGCGCTCAATATCATGTAGATAAACATGTAGTCAAAATGATACTAGAGTATGCCCAACTGCTATCAACAACTCATAGAGTCATAGACGGAACACAAGCCGAAACCAAATCAGACAAAGGCAGAAAGAAAACAGTTTACACTCTACCTGACCAAAGAGACCAAACTTTATATCAAGCCACTCACATTAATCATCCAAGTGCTAAATGGACTAGACACTCAATACACAATTACAATTGGTTATATCAAATGTGGTTAGCTCTAATGGAAGAGTACACACACAGATATGAAAAGATTCATACATGCGAAAAGCTAAAACTAGCCTTGGCTAATCCTCCATCAAATATTCCAAGTAACCCATTCTCAGCCCCTTGGAGAGCAATGCCAGAGGAATTTAAAATATCTCGCACAGTGCAAGATTATACAATCCACTCATATCGAGCATATTACAACGGAGCTAAATCTAAAATGTTTAGCTGGAAGAATAGACCTAAACCTGAATGGGTAAGTCTATAAGATTCTACGGAGCGAATAGTTCTTATTTAATAAATAAGAGCTATGTTAACTTTTCTTCAATATCTAAATCTCCTTGAATCGGACTCTCCTTTAGTTCTCTATCACGGAGGGAAAAGATACGTATCAAAACCAAATTTAAAACTCACCCAGCAGACAGACAGGGGAGTGTACGGCAAAGGATTTTATACCACTACTAATCCTAAGCACGCATCAATGTACGGTTCCAAGATTAGCCAGTACGAAGTTTCACCAGAAGCAAAAGTTTTAAAATCTACATTCGACCCCAAAGAAGCTGAACCATCACAGGTAAACGATGTACTATCTCACCATCAAAAATCAAATCCAAAAGCTTCACAATCTGACCTAGACCAGATACGAACAAATCACTCTGATTGGAACAAAGCCCTAAATGATTACGCTGACCATCACAAGTTTGATATGGTGCATCTCTCACAAGCTCACTATGAACCAGAGATAGTTGTTAAAAATCCAAAAGCAGTGCGCTATCTCGGTAAACATAAAGCATAGTCTATTGTATAATTACCGGATCCACCGATCCCATATAGTCTCATATCTCGCCTTGGCGATCTTTTCACTCTCTCCCTATAAGATTATATGGCCGCTAATAGCTCATAGTGGACATTAGCTCATAAATATAACGATTCCCATTTTCGCCACCTCGCACTAGCGAATACTGCGAATAAATCAAATAAAATCAAATGCTAATCTCGCCTTGGCGAAACTATTGCATTTTGTCGCCTTGGCGCATTTCTAGTCAAATTTGAAAAAGTCGAACCCAAAGGGTGCGCCAAGGCGAGATTTGAATCCCCCAGTGTCAGAATATTCGATTTACGCGCCAATGCGAGATTCTCGTAGGCAATTTTCGCAAAGTTTGACGTTTTCTATGTTATGTCAATCAAAGATTTTCGTAGCTGATGATGCGCCAAGGCGATTAGTGCAAGAACCTCGCCAAGGCGATTAGTGCAAGAACCTCGCCAAGGCGATTAGTGCAAGAACCTCGCCAAGGCGATTAGTGCAAGAACCTCGCCAAGGCGACCAGTGCAAGAGTCGCGCCAAGGCGACAGGATGCAAGAACCTCGCCAAGGCGACCAGTGCAAGAGTCGCGCCAAGGCGACAGGATGCAAGAGTCGCGCCAAGGCGACCAGTGCAATTATCCAATGGTATTTTGACAATAGAAGTGCTTTTTTCCTACCCTACAAGGAAGCAATTTGATCAATTAAGTTAGACTACAGGAGAAGATTCTATGTTTAATCTTCAGCATAGGGAGATATATCCTTATTACATACTACACAGAATAGATTGTCGGGATCATAATTGGATGATGAATCAATCCATATCTCACCATCTAAGAAGTCTGCATCTTCCCATATTTGATCGAATTGACCTCTCGCACAGCATCCACAGAATGTATCGCAATCGGGAGATGTAAATACTATCAATTGTGATTGTGTCGAGACTGCAAGATTGGTAAATTCGTGCTTTTCTGTTAGCTTCTTACCTGTAGTATGGTTAGAGTATTTCATTATTGCACCTTATAGTTCGACTGTTACCATCTATAGTAATATATCGGCAGACTTCAAACAATCTTTAGAGAAGTGTGAATGTTTTTTATGCGGTCTGGTGTTTGCTTAAGAGAATAATCCTTGCAAATAGCAAGAATCATTCAATTAGCAATAATTATGCCAAGGGATTTCGGCGCAGGTGCGCCGTCCGTCCCGCCCCCGTTAGGGCTCCCACTGCCTTGTGCCTACATATAATATATCGGCAGACTTCAAACAATCTTTAATGTTTTTTAAAAAAAAATGCCACCCCGAAAGGTGGCACCAAAAAACGTGGAGGGTCGTTTTTTATGCGATGATAAAATCCCGTAAGATACTGAAAACTATTTGACCTTTAGTGTTTATATAATGAATCCAAGTATTTGTATTATTCTGATAAAGAGGACCGTGAAAAGATTCTAGGGCATCTATAATCTTTACTATCTCAGCAAGTGTGGTTTTCATGGGTTTCCTTATTTTTGAAATCTAATTAAGTACTGATTCAACTAATTGTCTTCCAGCTTCTTTGAATATGCACGTTCCAGATGAAAGACTCCAACCTTCTCCTGCTTTTTTGAGAAGGTCTATATCAGCTAAATCTTTCTGTGATGTAATGAGAGCATCCCAATATGAAAGATGTATAGAATTAAAGTGTTCGCATTTGTGGTAGCCTATTACTAATGCCTCGATTCCAAATGTATTTTCTACAGCCTGTCTAATTTGATCATTTACGAATTGTGAATAATATTGACGGTGAATTGTGAATCCATCACTCTTATCGTCTCTAGGTGCATTTAGATAATCCTGCCTCGTAATCATTGTATCCTCCATCATCTACCATCTATAGTAATATATCGCCAGACTTCAAACAATCTTTAGAAAAAAATATAACTTTTTAATTTTATAATCTGAGAGTTTTGAGATATTCAGCTGCTCTATCAAATCCAATAGGCGACGAGTTTCGCACGTGCGACCAATCGAAGTTTAGAACTTTAGCCGACTCCAAATCCATTTCTCCCAATCCATTGCACAGAAGGTAAGCTTGCGTATATTGCTCATCAGTTAAGAATGCATATTCGGTTCCTTGATACTTAAGAAAACCAAGTACTAGACTTACATTATCCCAATTATACAGGCGACCATCTCTCTTTTCTGCTTCATCTATTAATTCTTTTTGAATATCAAACATGACACCTCTAATAGTTTTCTCTTACTATTGTTTCACTACTAACTACAGTTCCGTATTGGACAATCAGCTCTATTTCAAATTTACCCTTTAGTGCGTTTACTTTTCGGCAATATTCGGTAGCTCTCCTCTTTGAATGAAAAACTCCAACACTCTCTACTCCGTTGTTATCTTTAATTTTAATTGTGAATTTTCTTTTCATGACTCCCTCTCATCTATCTTCTAATATAGTATATCGTCAGACTTCAAACAAACTTTAGAAATTATTTGATTGTGCTAATCCGTCAATGACACCTTTTACATAAGCTAAGGTGCAATAACTATTACTTTCCTGTTCCCATGAGTTATGAGGAATAGGGTAAAATATAAATTCGCTCCCGTGTCTTCTTGCTTCACCTTCACGCAATCCCCATCGGTAGACTGCTTCATTCTGTGGGATATTAAGAGATCTAACTTCATTACGAATTTGTGTATAAGTGCCACCTTGCCATTGGAGCGCCTCTAAAACTCGTTGTAGCGTGTTCATTGTGTCCTCCATCATCTACCATCTATAGTACTATATCGTCAGACTTCAAACAAGCTTAATAATAATTTTGTAAAAAAATTCAGGTTTAAATTTTGCTGAGTGGTTCAGAATGTGCAAGTAGCAAGAATCATTCAATTAGCAATAATTATGCCAAGGGATTTCGGCGCAGGTGCGCCGTCCGTCCCGCCCCCGTTAGGGCTCCCACTGCCTTGTGCCTACATATATTCTATCGTCAGACTTCAAACAATCTTTAATGTTTTTGAAAATATTTTATTGGGTAATGTTCGAGATATTTTTGGGTTCACTACTCTATATGAATGATAGCACTAGGTCAGATCTATAATGAGAATTGCTTGGACACTCTAAAATGTGTCCCTGCTAATTTCATTGATCTGATAATCACAAGTCCACCCTACGATAATTTACGAACATATAACGGGTATTCATTCGAATTTGAAAAGATCGCACCTGAACTCTTTAGGGCTCTTAAGCCTGGTGGCGTAGTGGTGTGGGTCGTCGGAGATTCCACCAAGGACGGCTCAGAGTCGGGAACTTCTTTCCGGCAAGCACTCCACTTTAAAGATATTGGCTTTAATCTCCACGATACGATGATCTACATGAAGGATAATCCACCACCAACTGGCGGTCCGACTCGTTACTATCAATCATTTGAGTATTGTTTTATACTTAGCAAGGGTACTCCGAAAACGTTTAATCCGATAGTTGAGCCAAGACGCAATAAACACAACGATAAGCGCACAGTCAGAACTCGCGCCATTACTCGCAATCGTGCTGGAACATTTACACAGAAGGAGATTCCCATAAACACCGGAAACGTAAAGTTGCAAAATGTATGGAATTATACGGTAGGTGGTGGGAGCGTCGCATCTGATATGATCGCTCATGAGCATCCGGCAATCTTTCCGGAAGCCTTAGTCAGAGATCACATCGTGAGCTGGTCTAATGAAGGGGATGTTATATATGATCCTTTCATGGGAAGCGGCACAGTGGCCATCGTCGCAATTAGCTTAAACCGGCAATACTTTGGTTCTGAGATCAGTACTGAGTATGTGGAGATTGCTCAAAGGAGAATCTCCAACCATCGACAATCATTAGAGACTTTCAATATAATTGATCACATCTTGCGGTAACTCCTCAGTAAGCCATGCGCTCCCGTATCGGTAGCCGTTATCATCTAATAAATTCACCGATTTGAGAAAATCACAAGCTTGGTCATACCAATTCAACCGACTAAAAGAATCCTTAACTTCTCTTAGTGCTTGTTCCTGAGCAAGTGTCCCTGCTCTCATATCATTTAAGTGCCATCTTTCCCATATATCTACAAGCTTACTTGGTATTAAGTCTTTTGCTTCCTCGCGACACTGGCCAGCTGAGATTAAGTTTTTTTCACTTTTAAGCAGTTTCTTTCCCGTATAAACAGTCCCAGTAATACTTAGTCGGCCATTTTCTAATCGAATTTCAATATCTGCTGATTTAGTTTCATTAGAAAAGTGTAGATTCTTTTTCATTTTGCTCTCCATCATCTACCATCTATAGTAACATATCGGCAGACTTCAAACAATCTTTAGAGAATATTTGTGCAGACACAATTTCAGTTGTTAAGTAATCCTTAACAACTGACCAAATTCAGCAGCCGATGGTACATTTACCTACAAGATTTCCTGATTAACAAAATACGGATAACGTCAAATTAAATGGAAATGTGGCGTAATTTAGATAGCTTAGAGTTTGGGCTGTTCTAGTGTTTTTCTATATGGAGATATGGATTTGATCTAAGGAATTTGCGTATAAGTTGCAAGTGGGAATGTTTGATTATGCGGCGATTATTTTATTATTTAAGGTATGAATAATAAATCTTTTATAACTGGCTCTCACGCATACGGCATTCCAACTGAGGACTCTGACATAGACATAGCAGTCTGCCTTACAAGAGATGAAATTGTTAAACTTTGGCAAATGTCAGATTCTAAAAGCAAATTAATGTTTGGGAAGATAAATCTAGTTTGCTTTAATTTCGATGACGAAGAAGACATGCAAAGATTTGAAAAATGGAAAACTACAAATGACTCCTTAGTCGCCAAGCGCCCAGTAACAAAAGAGGAAGCAATACAAGCTTTCCGAGAATCCGGAGCGGAATATAACTACAAAAGAGTAGAATTGTCAGGACCGACAATAGCTGATGCTATGAAGACAGATTTAAGAGCCTTATCCGAAAATGAGTAATTATGGGCTGGGGATATTGTGGCATAAACAAACGCACAGGGCAGGAAATGGGATATAATGCTCAAAAATAATCGACATTTTGTAGAATCAAAAAATGTAAATGTTTGCTTACTTATAAGAAATTACCCATGAACAACGCCGTTGAACGAATATTGGAACTAACACCAATGCTAAGAGATTTTGTGGGCGAAAGACCTCAATATCCCCTTGGCTCTACGGTCTACGCCGTTAGCGTAAGCAATGCAGCAATTTACAAAATTTATGGTCTTTATTTAAGCTCAGAGCAATCAAGATATATGGGGAAGCCCTTTTACCAAGGGTTTTACGAGTCGTCTCCAGGAAAGATAACCGAATATCCATTTTATATTCATAGGCATTTTGTAGCTTACACATGGGAACAAGCAAAACAAATGGCAATTTGTCATATTGCACAAAATGCTAGAATCTATCTGGAGTTTCCGAATTTTGATGATCTAATAAGTCGTTTTTGTAAAGCTCTTGAATTATCAAATGGTCTAGTTGAGTCAAACTGGAATTATTTTATTGAACCTTTACTGC